TTCAAAGAAGCCGAGCTCGTTCGCCGCGATGAAGTCCCACGGCTGCACGGTCTTGCCCTTGTAGTGATCCCCGCCGACCTGGCGGGAGTTGGGGTCGTTGCTCCCCTCATCCGTTTTGCGCCGCGTCAAAATTCACCTCTCTTTTCCCGCCGAATCGTCACGTTTCAAATTCTTGCCTATATCTCGCATAAATTATACTCCCCTCTCCCCAAATCCCCCGCATATCGGTCCCCCTACTCCCCCTACACATAGTGTGTAGGGGAGGGGCGGGGGATTTATCCGCTATTTTGCCCCGAATCCCCCAATACCCCCTAGGGGGATCAGGGGAATCAGGGGGACACATTTTTTGACGATCTTCGCAACATCATTGCGTTTATCTGCGTCTCGTTAATGAACAGCCAGCCATGCTCAAACGCCTGAATCACGCCCGCATTCAGCAACGGCGCAATGTATCCGTCCTGCCTCGACGGCTCTGTTTTGTTCCTGGCAGTGCGCTCTGAAGTCCCATCGCTCATCAGAATTTCACGCAATCCTGATCGCGTCAGATAGGGAAAACCGTTCCTTTGTTCCGCCCCCGTTTCCAGCCAGGCGCGCTCCATTGTTCGCAAGCTTTCGTCATATTTTGACGGCTTCTTATGCGGCGCTTTGTCCTCCGCATCGTCGTCGTTTACCGCCACGCACGTCGTCGCCGGCGACCCGAATTTAGTCGTGCCCATCTCGATGACTTCGAGCTTGAAATAGATCACGTCGCCCTTGCTCGGCAGCTCTCGCTGCTTCGTGATGGTGACGGATCGTGCGCCGTCTTTCTCGACAACCTCAAGCTCGGTGTCGATATGCGCCCGTATGCCAGACCAGCCACGAGCGCCTCGAGCGGCGTCCTTGCCGGTATGGTGGATAATCATAACGGCGGCGCCTGTTGCGGCGGCAACCTGGTCGAAGCGCGCCATGACCGGCCCCATATCCTCGCCGCTGTTTTCGTTTGCGCCTGCGCTCATGCGCGCCAATGTGTCGCCGATAATCAAACGAACGGGCTGCCCTTTCAGCTCCTGAACGGCGCGAACCAGCTCGATCACGTCGTGCGCGTCTTGGTCTCCCGTGTAGAAATTCATCGGAACGGGAACCATCGCCAGGTTTTCTAGGCTGCACCCGTGATAGCGCTTGATCGCCTGCATCCTCGCTCGGATGCTGCCAGGCGATTCGCTGGCGAGGTAAATCACAAGTCCTGGATCGGTCTTTCGTCCGTAGCAAACATCGCCGTTTGCGATAGCGGTAGCGACCGACATCGCCCAGAACGTCTTGCCAGAGTTGCTGTCGCCATAGATGACTGACAAGCTTTTGCTGGTAATCAGCCCCTCGACCAGTTCATCCGGCGCCTCGTAATCATCCGGCAACGCATCGCCAAAGACGACGCGCAGCTTGTCTATCACGCCAGAGTCGGACGATTTTGCCAGCAACGCGCGCAGATCGTGGCCAGCCTGCGCGTAGTCGTTCGCGTCCATCCCCTCAATTGGCGGAACAATCACGCGAGCGCCGCTCTTCGCCGCCGCTTGCTCGGCATACTTTTTCCCGATGCCGTTTTTGTCATGATCTGCGACGATGACGATCTCCTGCGCAATGCCATGCATCTCGCGCAAGCTCTCAACAACGGCGGGCAAGCTGCTGGCGCTGAAGGCAATAAAGCACGGTCTTTCCGTCGTCTCGTGGATCGTCGCCGCGGTGGCGAATCCTTCTGAGACGTAAATCTCGCCCGCGCCGCCAGGCGTTCCGACAAGCCAGAACTTGCCGCCAGCCTCGCCGCCCTTGTGGAACAGCTTTCCGCCAGCGGGGTCGATGTATTGCAGCGAGCACAAACGTCCGCCCTTATCGAGCAACGGCAGCAGCAAGCGACCATCGGGCGAAACTCTCGTGTCGTGCGCCTTTATCCCCTTGCGCGCCAGGTAAGGATGATCGTCAGGCGCGGGTTGTGCTGACGCCCATATCTGCTCTGCCGTTTCTGCCGCCACCTGTCGCTGTGCCTTCATCTGCTCATCGCGCAGCGTTTTGGCGGCAGCCATGCGGCGGCTGTGTTGCATCTCTTCAAGCGGCGTCAGCTTTCGCCCGATATCGGCCCGCCACATGACATCGAGCCCGCTTTTCCAGCATCCGAAACGCCCCGCTGGGATACCGTCGCCGAAGGCGATGTACCAGCCGGAATCGCTTTTTCCGTCCGGCTTCCAGCGCTGCATTCCTTCGTTGAATTTGATTTCGTCCGGCGGGTCCAGTCCTGCATCCCGGATTGCATCAATGAACTGATGCTCCATCGGGATCGGCACCTTCTCCGCAGGCGGCGACCAAGGTCCGCCAAAAATACCTGAAAGATCAGCCATTTATGCTCTCATCTTCTGCCTTCAGATCCCCTTTTGTTTTGACTTCCAGCTCGTACTGCCGAGCCATTGGCGGCTCGTCGCCCCACGTATAAATCACCTGGGGCCAGATCCCCAAGACATCCGCCAGCCGCTTCACGCTGCCGAAGTATTTAATCGCCTCTTTCGTTTTCATCCGCTCTCCGTGTCGTTTTTATTTGTCGCGACGTGTTGACATGCTAAGCGGAAACCTTGTATTGTTCAACCCATGCGCGAACGGATTCACCGAAGGCGCAGGAAGGAGAGAAAAATGGCGACGTGGGATAGGGAAGACGCTCTGTGGTTTGCACGGGCATCTGCGGAACATGCGGTTAGCAGCAAGCTTACTGGGGACGATTTCAACAGTGTTCGCGAAAACATCCGCTGTACCTTCGAGGAGTACCGATGCTCACAGTTCGAAGAGGAAGCGTGGACGCTTTTCGATCACATTGTGAAGTCGGCGTAAGGCAGGAGAAAAAAATGGAAGAGTTCGTAATCACCAACGAAGCAGACGGCCTCGCGCTCTTCGTGTTCAAGCCCAAGAACCCCAAGTTCGCATGGGGTACCAAGTTTGTTGATACCGACGCCGACGAAGTTATCAACGTGCGCTTGTTCAACGACTACACCAAGGCGGTCGCATACGCCAACGACATCATGAACGTGGGGGCGTAAGCGATGGCCATCCAACTCAAACGCTCCTCCGCCATCGGGCGCTCGGGAGTCAAGCTGCTGGTCTACGGCGCTGCTGGCGCGGGAAAAACTTCTCTGATCCCGACGTTGCCGAAACCGATCGTTCTGTCTGCCGAAGGCGGCCTGCTCTCGATCGCCGACGCGGATGTTCCGTTCATCGAGATCAAGACGATCGAGGCGCTGCACGAAGCGTACGCTTGGCTCGTCGGCTCTGCCGAGGCGATGGAGTTCGAATCGGTCGCGCTCGACAGCATCAGCGAAATCGCCGAGGTCGTCTTGAACGCCGAGAAGAAGGCAACGAAAGACCCGCGCCAGGCATACGGCGCCATGCAGGAGCAGATGGCCGACCTCATTCGCGCCTTCCGTGACCTGCCCGGGCGGCACGTCTACATGAGTGCGAAGCTCGACAAGTCGCAGGATGAGATGGGGAAGATGCTCTACGCCCCGTCGATGCCAGGCAACAAAACCGGGCAGCAGTTGCCGTACTTTTTCGACGAGGTGCTCGCCCTGCGCGTCGAGCGGGATGCGGACGGCAACGCCTACCGCGCGTTGCTCTGCGATGGCGACGGATCGTGGCTGGCGAAGGACCGGTCTGGAAAACTCGACCAGTGGGAAGCGCCTGACCTTTCCGAGATTATTAAGAAAATCACGGGGGCCGCATGAACGGCATGTTCGATAACTACAGCGTCGACGACCTCGCCGCCGACTGGCTCGAGGCGAAGCAGACTGAACGCGCGGCGGTGGAGCATCGGCGCGACATCGAGGACGAGCTGATCCGCCGCCTTGAGATTGCGTCTGACCTCGACGGCACCGAGCGTCGCGAGCTGGATCGCCACGCTCTCAAGATCGTCGGACGCATCGACCGTAAGGTTGACGCCGAGATGGCGCAGGAGCTGGCGGCGGAGCACGGGATCGGTGAGTACCTCTCAACCCTGTTCCGCTGGAAACCCGAGATCATCCTGCGCGCCTGGAGCGCAGCACCAGAGACCGTGACCAACGCGTTTGCACGCGCAATAACCGCGAAGCCGGGACGCCCGAGCTTCAGTATCGAGGAGAAGTGAAATGGCAAGACTAGACATTGGATTTACCGCAGACGAACTCCCGGAAAGCCGTGGTGATTATGAGCCGCTGCCCGAGGGTTGGTATTCGGCCGAGATCGGCGACGCTGAAATCCGCGTCACGAAAGACGGCACCGGGCAATACATTCGCTGCCGTTACAACATCACCGGACCGACGAAGGCGGGTCGAGTCGTGTTCGGCAACCTCAACATCATGAACAAGTCGCAGAAAGCTGAGGAGATCGGCCGCCAGCAGCTGGGCGAACTGATGCGCTCGGTCGGCATCGGACGCATCGAGGATACAGACCAACTCATCGGCTGCCCGCTCCAGATCAAGCTGTCCATACGCCCCGCGGAGAACGGCTACGCCGCGCAAAATGAAGTGCGCGGGTTCCGTGCGCCCGAGGGTGCGGCGCCTGCTAAAGCGGCTCCTGCGGCGTCTGGCTCTGCGTCAGCCAAAGCCGCGCCGCCCTGGGCGAAGAAGTAAACGACAGCCCGCGCCGTGCGCGTGGGCTCTCCACCGGAGAGAACAATGGCCAAGATCCCACCGCCTCAGAACACGATCGCCGCGCTGATTGATGCCGCGCACGAGAAGATCCGCGAGGATAACGACGAGCCCCGCGAGCACCTCGGCTGCTCGGTAGCGGGCCATCCCTGCGACCGCTGGTTGTGGCTGTCCTTCCGCTGGGCGGTGCGGCAGAAGATCCCCGGTCGGACCCTGCGCATCTTCCGCCGCGGCCAAGACGAGGAGGCGACATTCGTGCGCGACCTGCGCATGATCGGCGTGGATATCCAAGAGACGGGCATACGCCAGCGCCGCATCAGCTTCGGCTGGCACACGGGCGGGAGCATCGACGGGATCATCGAAGGCGGCGTGCCAGGCGCAGAGCGCAAACGGCATATCGCCGAGTTCAAGACGATGAACACGAAGAACTTCGCCAAACTATCGAAAGAGGGCGTCGAGAAGGCGCAGCCGACCCACTTCGTGCAGATGCAGCTTTATATGCTCGCAACGGGCATCGACCGCGCGCTTTACGTGGTCGTGAATAAGGACGACGACAGTCTCTACAGCGAGCGCGTGCGCTTTGACCCCTCGGTGGCGGAGAAGTACCGCGACCGCATGATCCGCATTGCCCAGACGGAGCGGATGCCGCCGCCGATCAGCACGGACCCGAGCTGGTTCCAGTGCAAGTTCTGCCCGGCGTACGAGTTCTGCCATGACTACCAGCTGACAAAGCAGACGAACTGCCGCACCTGCGCCCACGCCACGCCGCGGGAGAGCGATTGGCATTGCGCCCGCTGGGATGATGCCATCCCCGTCGAGGCGCAGCGCAGCGGCTGCCGCTCGCACGTCCTGCATCCCGATCTGGTGCCGTGGAAGATGAAGGAAGCCGAAAGCGAATGGGAGGTGATCTATCTGATCGACGGCACCGAAGTGCGCAACGGCGAGACCGGCTACAGCAGCGCCGAGATCATCGCGAATCCGCTGCTATGTTCGACGAATGATCCTCTCGTTGAGAGCCTGCGCCAGGAGTTCGGCGGGGAGGTTGCGGGGTGAATCTCAGACCTTACCAACGCGCCGCCATCGATATGCTTTACGCCTGGTTTGAGCGCAATGCGTCTGGCAACCCCTGCGTTGTGATGCCAACCGGCTCGGGGAAAAGCATCGTCATTGCCGAGCTTTGCCGCGATGCGCTCCAGAAATGGCCCGAGACGCGCGTTTTGATGCTGACGCACCAGAAGGAGCTGATCGAGCAGAACGCGGAGAAACTGCGCGCGCTCTGGCCGGATGCCCCGCTCGGCATCTACAGCGCCAGCATCGGGAGGCGGCAGCTCGATCAGATCACGTTTGCGGGCATTCAGTCGGTGCGCAGCCGGGCGAAGGACATAGGGCATGTCGATCTCGCCATCATCGACGAGTGCCATCTCGTTTCGCACGCCAACGTCGGCAGCTACCGCCGCCTTCTCGATGACCTGTTAGCCATCAATCCCGCCCTGCGCGTGATCGGCCTCACCGCCACGCCGTACCGCCTCGGGCATGGCCTGATTACAGACGCGCCCGCCCTCTTCGACGACCTCATCGAACCGACGGACGTGCGCGAGCTGATAAAGGCGGGCTATCTCGCGCCGCTGAAGTCGAAGCACACCGAGCTGACGTATGACACCGACGGCATTCACAAACGCGGCGGCGACTTCATCGAGTCGGAGTTGTCGGAGCGCGTGAATACGACGGCGCAGAACGTGAGCGTCGTCGAGGAGATCATCCTCCGCGGG